GTTCTAGCATAGCCATAGGATAAGAACGCTGTGGTCAAATCCTATCGGAATCAAGGCAAAATAACATTATTATTATGTAGGGGGACCGTTTCCTAGGGTCATGGGGAACCAATACAGCATCACTGTAAGTGATGAAACGCATCAAATCTTGAAGAAAGCAAAGGAAGACGGCTACAAAGTGTCACAACTGATCGATGTCGCCGTTAAGACGTTGGGACGTGAGCAACTTCTCCGCCTCAGAATGGTTTGGAAGCATTACGATCAGGTGGAGTTGGACGAATGAAGCCGGTGACTTTGACTAAAGACCAATCAATCCAGGCGCGCGTACGTTGTGGTTGCGCCAGGAGCGACCAACATGGATGGTCACTTGACCCGTACGCGTGCATAGAATGGCAGGAAGGCCGGGTTTACGTCATGTGTGGCCACTGTGGACGTACGTTCTTCGGTGATCGACAGCCAAAGGACGTGAAAGAATGATTTCATGCGCGTGCTACAATGACCACGTTTGCACTGAATGTCAAGCGCGCATCGCCCCCACGTGCAAAACGTGCGGTTTGTTGATGCGCTTCATGCACGTCCCGCACGATTGGTGGGACTGTGAGTGCGGTCAAGCGTATGATCGAGAACAAGACTTGTGGGTGTTTTGATGTTTGAACGTTGTAATCGGTGCGGTTTCATTGGGGCCGTGGCAAACAACCGGTTGCACACGCAACCGATTCTCGCGTTCTATTGTGCTGGGGGTCGCCATCGATATCCAATCGATGTTTGGCTGTGCGATGTATGCGCGTCAGAGATACGGAATCAGGCTGAGACCAAGTTGAACAGCCTCGAACCCACCGACCAAACCGAGAGTGAGAAAAGAAACGAGGACATTCAAACGGACCAGCCCTTCGAGGTTTGACTCCTTCTCCTGACGTCGCTCCTCTCTGGTCATCAACCATTGAGCGAACCGTTCGGTTCGAGTTGCTGATTTTGATTCTTCAATTGGATTTTCATCTGAGGTCATCTTGGCTACGCTCCTTAATCAGTGAAAGAATGGCTTGGTCGTCGGTGAGTTCAACCGGTTCAAGTTCGATGTAGTAGTTGTAAAGATCAGAACCGCCAGAACCGAACACCTGGCCTTGAATATACAAATCCATAATGACGACGTGGTCGGGGTCAACCAGGGTAAACGGGGCTCCAACTTCTGACTGTGTGTAAGTTGTCGTCGATGACCAGCCGATTTGGCGATTGTCTCCCCAATTCCATCCTGGCAACGCATCATAATCTAATGAAAGAGTGGCGGCTACATTGGACGGTGTGGATCCAGTTGGATCAGTGGAGCAAATGAACTTGACAACTTTGTAACCGTGATTCAAACGGCCATCATCAACGATGAGGCGTTTTACTACTCCTTCAGCAACTTGGCCACGTAAGGTTCTGGTCTTCATCGCTTCTTGCCCCCGGCCATCTTGTGCGCTTCCTTGACGGCTCGCTTGAAGCCGTTGGCTTTCCACTTGCCACTCTTGAGTTTGTATCGAGGAGCGATCTTCTTGAACGCCGCCTTGTATTTGCGGTTGTATGCGCTAACCTTTCTCTTAGCCTTCGTGACCACCACTGGAGCAGCTGCTTCAACACGCTCGCCCACGCTATTCCCTATGGACATGGCAAGCGACGGACTCATGCCCCGGTCAATGAGCAATTGGCGAAGAATGTTGCAGGTTTCGCACATCTAGACCACCTCATTGCTGAGACAGTGCAAGGGCCATAGCGGCGGAAGACGAGAGGGTTTCAACGGTGCATTCCATCACAATGATAACATCTGGTTCATGATTTGCAAGCCAGTTCAAGCCCATGTTGCCGCCTAGGTAAATCTGTTCAACACCGACGAGGTAGCCGTTTTGCCAGTCTTGAGGGTTAATATCAGTGGTTTCGGTGACTACACTAAATGACTGTGCCAACGTATTGCTGGCAACGTGGAATTGACCAGAGGAAATGAGGCTCTTATCGGTGGCATCCACCAAGGCACTTTGAGACTGGGTGGTTAGTTGCCATGCGACGTCACCGTCAGTGCCAGCAGTATCAATGATCGGGCCTTTGAAGTTTCCAAAGACATATTGAACAGAGACACGATGAATGCGTAGGACAGATTTGCCCAGAGCATCAACATAGGCTCCAAGGTCAATGGAGGTTTGCCCAAAGGTTGCTGTGTACGGTAGTTTTGCTCGAATAAAGAAAGAATCACTCTTGCCCATGATCTCCTACAGTCGCGCCACCCGTATATGAACAGCACCTAATCTTCTCTATGGGTGACAAGCGCCGTCACAGTTAGTCCCCACCCATCCCACCCAGTTCTAGCATAGCCATAGGATAAGAACGCTGTGGTCAAATCCTATCGGAATCAAGGCAAAATAACATTATTATTATGTAGGGGGACCGTTTCCTAGGG